CCGTCGTATCGGTAAGACTGAATTACAAGCTTTAGTAGCAGGTGTACGTCCTGACGCTAAGCCAGTTACTTACGGACGCGCACAAGTTACAGTTGACACAGTTATCATTGCTCGTGACAACCAAGACTTGCTTAACACTTTCCAAGCTGACATTAATGTTCGCTCAGAGATTGCACAAGACCAAGGTAAAGAACTTGGTAAATTCTTTGATGAAGCTTTCATCATCATGGCTATTAAAGGTGCTTTACAAGCTGCCCCAACTGATGTTAATTCAATCGGTGCTGGTAAGAATGTAGAGCTTGCCGCTGCTAATGACGAGAAAGATGCTGACAAGCTAGAAGATGCAATTGCTGGATTACTAGTTGAGATGCAAGAAGAAGATATTGACACTGACGAATGTGTTATCTTCGTACGTCCTACTGAGTTCCGTACTTTGTACAAGCATGATAAGTTGATTTCAAAAGACTTCTCAAGCATGAACGGAGACTACGGTAAAGGTGAAGTGGACACAATACACGGTGCACGTATCGTATCGACAGCGCGTATTCCAACTCAGGCTAACTCAGACCATAAGTTGTCTAACGAACGTAATGATTTCGCTTATGACATCTCTGCAGTTGAAGCTGATGCGGTTGCCGTTATCTTGCACCCTAAATCACTACTTGCTGGTGAGACAATTCCAATGACTTCCGACATCTTCTATGAGAAGCCAGAGAAGCAATGGTTCATTGACTCATACATGGCATTTGGTGTAGCAGTTAACCGCCCCGATGTGTGTGGTACTGTTTTCAAATTCAGTGCATAAGAACAATGAGGCTAGGAGAAATCCTAGCCTCTTTTTATATATGGAGAAATAAATGACTACAAAATTAGATATACTTAACGCAATGCTAGGCGTTAATGGAGAAGCCCCTGTAAGCTCAGTGTCTTCTACAAACCCTGCAGCAGTACAAGCGTTGAATATGCTACGTAGAACAGACAGAAAGATTCAGTCTAGAGGATGGTGGTTTAACAAAGAACGATTTACTTTGTCCCCTGATACATCTGGAGAGATTATTCTTCCTGCTAATACTATGGCTGTAGACCCAGTAGACCCAAGGTCTCCCTATGTAAAAAGAGGCTCACGTCTTTATGATAGAGTTAAAAATACTTACGTAATTAATGCATCCGTTGATGTTATTATTGTTTTACAGTTAGAGGTTGAAGAGACCCCCGATGCCTACATAAACTACTTGGAAGATAAGAGTGTAAAAGAATACTACATTGACGACGATGGTGATGAACAAAAGGTTTCCCGATTAGATGTCAGGGAGCGAGAGTCTTACATGTACTTGTACAGAGAAGACCTAGCTAATAAGAATGTTAATATAACTACTTCTGACATGGGACAGAGATTAATGCGAGCAACCTTCATGGGTAATCGCTCAGTTTATAAAGGATAATAATATGGCTAAGGTAGACGGTTCTATATCAAGCTTGATTCAAGGAGTGAGTCAACAGCCCCAGCGTGAACGCTTACCGGGCCAAGGTACTCTACAAGAGAATTGTTCGAGCGACCCTGTTAAGGGTTTAACTCGTAGAGGTCCTGTAGAGTATGTGCAGAGTTTAATACGTAATTCTGATGAGTACACCTTTACTAATTATGATGCAGGTTCTATTGGAGAATTTATTATAGCTCATAAATCAGGAGATATTAAGGTGTTCTCTTTGGAGGGTACAGAGTACACAGTTAATCAGGAAGCTAATGCTTCTACGTATTTAACTAATGCTAAGATGAAATACATTGGTGTAGACAACGACATCTACATAGCTAACACAGATGTAGACGTTAGAGCCCTAGAAGGTAACAGAACATACGCGGAAGAATCTGCTATTGTGTTCCTACTAGGAGGCCAGTACGGTAGAGATTATAAGATAGAGCTAGAATACCAAGTAAATGGTATAGACCAAAAGGTAGAGGTTTCTTATAACACTCCTAATGGTAGCTCCGCTTCACATGTAAATAACATTGCTACTACGTTTATAGCGACACAGTTAGAGACTCAATTGAATAACCACAGCGCAACTACAACTTTTGTATCCGCTGTTAATTCATTCTTGTCTTATGTGTCGTCTTACAACAACGCATTGACCGCTTATAGAGCTAACCGTAATCCTGCTAACACTCAATGGAACTTTGGTACGAATAGCAATACTATAAACGCGTTGACTAGTGCTAAGAATACAGCACAGACCACTATGCGGGGTTATATAAATAGTATACTAAGTAATCTACCATTACCGTACGACACAATAAATGATGCTTTGGAGCCCATTAGTCAATCTATAGACGATGAAGACAGTACGCTACCAAGTACAGCTACATTCCAAGCGGAATACAGTGACTTGATTGATTATACGGAGACAACAGGTTTCCAAGCCAATTTTACTGTGGATAGACAAGATGATGTATTGAATATATCAAGCATAGGTAATGACGACTTTACTATAACCGTATTCGACGGGGATGGTGGGACTAACATGTTTGCAGTAAAAGGTACTGTTAACGATGTAGGCGAACTCCCTAGGTTCGCTCCTAGAGGATATGTCGTACAAGTTTCCGAGAACGGTCAATCTGATGTTGATGATTGGTACTTAGAGTTTATTACTACAGATGAGTTTGAAATTGGTCAAGGATTTGGTCAAGAGGGTGTGTGGGTAGAGACGGTAGCTCCTAATGTGAACTATCAGCTAGATGCTTCTACTATGCCGCATAAACTAGTAAAAGAAGATGACAATACATTCACGTTTAAACAGGGTGACTGGGAAGACCGTAGAGTTGGAGACGATACTACTAACCCTATGCCTTCATTCGTAGGTAAAAAGATTAATGCCATGGGAGCCTTCCAAGGTAGGTTAGTATTCTTAGCTGATGTTAATATCATCATGTCTAGAACTAGTGAGAGACAAGACTTCTTTAAGCAGTCTGCTGTTACTCTTGCTGATTCTGACCCTATTGATATATCTAGTGCTATTGGTACATTCATTCTTAGAGATGTCGTACCCCATAACAGGGACTTAGTTGTTTTTTCAGATGCAGCACAGTTCATTGTATTCGGACGTAATGCTTTAACGCCGCAGAACACCTCACTGGTTTTGACTACGGAGTTTGATGCTGATTTAGCTGCTACCCCAACGGGTGCAGGTAGAAGTATTTTCTTCGCCTATAAGTACGGTAACTTTAGTAATATTCAGGAGTTCTTTACAGACGGTAGCTCAGACATTAATGATGCTCGTACTGTAACTCAACATATTCTACAGTACCTAGAAGGCAGACCGGAACAGTTACTTAGCACTACGAACTTTAATAAATTGATTGTGCGTACAGATGCTGACTTGAAGACTGTTTACGTGTATGAATATATATGGGTAAACAATGACAAGGCACAATCTGCATGGAGTAAGTGGAAATTCAATAAGGAAGTAGTACACACGTTCTTTGTAGATAACTTGATGTATTTAGTTATGAGAAGCTCTGAGGGATACACCCTTATGAAGCTAGACCTAGACGTTAATGACGATGCTGGACTTAACTACCGCGTGGACTTAGACGATAAGATTTACGTAGAGAATGTTAATACTACATTTACAACTCCGTACGAGCTCGTACAGGGCGATTACGTAGCTGTCCAAGGGGTAGGTTGCCCTAACCCCGGTATGCGCGTTCCACTGGTCGTTACGGGCCTTAGAACAGTAACTCTAAGTAAAGACATGCAGGGTGGTTCTATATACTTCGGTAGACGGTATACCAGTAAGTACATTCCTACACAGCCCTTCGTTAGAGATAGGGACGGTGTTAAGGTTGGTTCTGGTAAGTTAACTATAAAAGATTATATTGTACACTTCGAGAAGACAGGGTACTTTGAAGCTAAGATTACAGATGATTATGGATATGAAAATACAGTAATTTATTCTGGTAGAGAAATTGGTTCTCCTAATAACCTGTTAGGTATTGAATCAGTTTCGGATGGTATGTATGCAGTCCCGTTCAAAAAGAACTCGGATGACTCGCAACTAGAAATTTCAACAGACAGTCACACGCCTATGTCTATTCTAGAAATGGAATGGTCAGGACAATGGCGTAAAAAAGGTAGACGAATAACAGGAGGATAATATGTGGGTACAAGCCGCGATGATGGGTATGCAAGCTATTTCTGGT